TTGAGACCACCCCTGACCGGGTTCTCGAAGATGCCATCCGAACTCTCATTAGAACCAGGACAGATGGATTCATTCCGTGCCTTGGCGTAGTCATCGACCAAGTGAAGGCCCTGATGGGGGGAAGCCACACTGACCGCAGCTACCGCAAGTGCGGAGAGTGCACAGAGCAAGGGGGAAGATACGTTGCCGTCCACTATGAAGAGGCGCCAGAGCGCTTCATGTATCAGAGGGGAAGACCCTTCGTGCATGTCTTTGCTGCACCATGCTCCTGCGATTTCGGCAAAAGAATCTCGGGGCCAAACCTGGAAGACGTCATCAGGAAACTGAACGAGCGCATTGCTTCAGACGAAACTGTTAGATGTTATTATGTCAGCAGTGCGGGGGGAGACTTGACCAAGGAAGAGAAGACCCTCCACGAGGAGTACCAACAATGGCTTCATCATCGACCAGAACCCACAGACAACCCATACCGGAAGATGCTATCTGCACTATTGCAGGAGCGGCGAGGGTCAACGAGGGGGTCTATCTGATGGTGTTGCCATACGGAAGACCGCACATCCACATGCTCATGTTCCATGTCGAGCACAGAGTGTGGGGAGACATAGCCCAGCAACTTGGATTTGAGGACGCCGAGTCCCTTCCATTCACACCAGAACTTCTCATTGGAGAAGAAGTATACCTACACCCACAACACATAAAGGAACAGTACCATGACCGCACCATCAATGAATAACTCAACACGCACAGTGAAGATAGCCCTTGCCAATGGAAGGCTCTTTGTCGATGGGGGATTCCACCCTCACTTTCAAGAGGCAATCAAAGACAGGCTGGCTGCGCAATTTCACAAGGAAAAAAAGATATGGCATGTCAGCGCAGAACGAAGCGCCGAGCTTGACGAATGCATCAAAGAGTTCTTTCCGAGCGCAGAGGTCATCGACTATCGAAACGACAAGGCTGCCCCTGCAGTAAAGCCACGAACGCCATCCAGAGAACCCAACTTAATTGAGAAGCTTCAGAAGGCAGGACACATCTGCAACCTGAAGGGGAAGCAATACATTCTCTTCTCAGGTCTCCTGCAACTGGCCCATGAAAATGGACTGGAGTCAATCGACACTGAGGTCGTTACGGTAGACCACATCGAACAGACCGCAGTCATTGTCGCGAGGGTAAAGGGGTCAAGGGGTTCTTACACAGGCCATGGAGACGCAAGCCCACGCAACGTCAGCAAGATGATGGTTCCATCATTCCTTCGAATGGCAGAGACGAGGGCCGTCTGCAGGGCGCTTCGCTTCTACTTGGGAGTAGGCATGACAGCAAGGGAGGAATTACCCGGCTAAACCTTGGTGACAAGAGCCAAAGACTTCCTTAGCTCTTCAAGTTCTTTAGGCGCATACTTGCCCTGATCGAGAAGGCGCATGTAGATGGTGTTGAGTACGAACTTGCCAGCATTTACACGCGCCTGATCGCTTCCCTTCTTGTTCAACAAGACATGTCCCAAGGCATTGATGGCAGGTGTCAGCAGTTGGGCAAGCCGTTCGTCCACGTCACCCGATGACAGATCCTTAATGGTTTCGACTTCAGTGTAGACCTGTGGCTCGTACTTGCTATAGTAAAGACGGAACGGTTCCTTCTTCAGCCAGTTGGTGATGGTGTTCTTATGAACGCCTACTGCCCTGGCTGTTCTGCTTTTGCTGTGCCCTTCCTTCAGGAGTTGAGCAGCCTGCAGTTGCTGTACGCTTAGACCAGTGTGAAAGTCTATGACCTTTTTTGATTCAGTCTTCTCATCATCAGACATCAGTACACCACATTGACATGGCCGCGCTTCAACCAAACGCCTTCTTCCTTGACGCCCAGGTGAACAGTAGCGCTTTGCTTCCCATCAATGACGTCGCCGTTTGTGACTCCGATCACCCTCAAGCCAAACTTGTCTTCCATTTTTTTCTCTATGCTTTTGCTTATTGCATCAAGAGAAAGGGTGTTTTTGTCATGCCGCGCATACTTGCTGAACTTTATGTCATGACGGACAGACCCAATTCTTACTTGACCACATGTGTAATAACTGTTGGGCATTAGATTCTCCTATCGAACAGTTCGATGCATTGCTTTTGCTTGTCTTCTTCTTCAAAGGCATTGCATGTTTTGATTATATACGCTTTGTTGATGGTGTTGCTGATGGCTTCGCAACTGCTGGCTTCCGCCTTGTTGCCAACCACGCCCCGCCCCATCAGGTAGCAGAACATTTCTCTGCATAGCTGCTCGCCATGGGCAGCCAAATAAGCATCTGAACATGGGACAGTCAACAAGTCCTGGTTGCTCAGTATCTTCTTCTCTACTTCCAGCTGCTCCTTCGCTGTCTTCTCTTCGACAACCACAACAGGAGGCGTCTCTGGCTTCTTCTTAGGCCATAGCTTCCATACCGTTCCAACTGCACCAGCCCCGCCAAGCGCACCGGCCAGCATCCACGTCCACCAAGTCATTCGAAACTCCAACTTCAGGTTTGCTCCCGCGCTGCACGAGCAGCAAGCTTTTCCATTTTAAATTCCTTTATCTGTTCCTGAATGTTTCCAATTCCAGACATCATGGCCTCTATCTTCTTCTGCATTTCCGTGCTCGTCATAACCAAGCCAGCAATTTTTTCGGCCATTGACATTCTTAGCTGCTCGGATCTGGTCTGCAAGTCAGCAATAACATCATCGTATCGAGAACGAAGCATGTCTTCTCTTGCCTGCGCCTTCTCGTCCTGTGCTATCTGCGCTTCCCTTGCATCAGACAGTATCCGGTCAAGCTTCGCATCAAGCTTGTTGTTCTTTAGAATAAGGTACACTGATAGTGCGCCAAGAGGTCCGGCGTTAATCAATATGTCCAGGATAGTCGGGTCCATATCGCCTCCCAAAAGGGGGAGAGGAGAGCAGCCTCCCCTCCCCATAATATCATTCTCTAAGCTATGTATGCAATAACAACAGCGTCGCCTGCCGTAAGGCCAGCGCCCATTGTGATGCGAGCATTGCCGCCGCCGCCGCCAGTCAATGACACAGTGTACTCGTCATTGTCCGTTGCCGATCCACCCAATGCAGTCTCATTGCGAAGTTGCAAACCATTCTTGAAAACCTGAACGTACTTGTCCCAGTTTGCCGAAAGGGGGCGAGCCAAGTCAATGGTTGTCTGATTGGATGATGCGCTGATGGCTTCCTGATAAGGTTGGAAAGCAAGCTTGGCCAATCCTGTACCATTGTTCTTCAGCCTCAAAGCGTCTGATGCAATCTCAATGCTGGCGTTGTCAACAGCAACATCAAGAGAAACGGTGCCACCAAGCGTAACAGCGCCGCCGCCTGTCAAGGCATTGCCCGCAGTAACGGTCATGTTCTGAGCGCTGACGGTTCCAGAAGACACAGAAAAATGCGAGGCGCTGAACTGAGCAACACCTTTAGCTGACGTAGATGCATTTGCACCAGCAATAGTGACTGTTCCGCCAGACTGCGTAACGGTCATGCCTGAACCAGAACTGAATGTCAGCGTCTGTCCCAAGTCAACGGCCTGAGCAGTCGAGCCATCTGTAACGGTGATGCCTCTGTTAGCAAGCTTTGAATTGGCAATAGAACCTTGAAGCATGGCATTGGTTACGCCGTTTGAGTTGATGGTCAGCCCGGAACTGTTCACAAGAGGACCGCCAGACTTCAGCTCAACAGCAGACCCGGCAACCTTGGCAGCCGTTGTGATCTGAAGAAGCTTGCTGTCTGCAATAGAGCCAGCCAAGTCAGCGTTGGTAATGGATGCACCCAAGCTTAGCTTTGAGTAGGCTATGGCTGCACTGTTGGAAACCTGCAGGTTTGTGATTTGTCCATCAGCAACCTTGAGGCCAGAAGCAGAGACAGCAAGCGTAGCGCCATCAACAACTGCACTGAGGGTGTTGCCGCTTTTCGCCAAACCATTGCCAGCAATGATCTGAGCAGCGCCGGTGAACTGAGTGAAGTTAACAGCCGTCGACCCAAGGGTTACAGCATCATTGGTGCAAACCCAGCCGGTATCTGCATAAGAGCTTCCTTCTCGAACAAAGCATGCTGCGCCTGGAAACTCAGACCCGGCATCCATGTCGGTGGAACGTGTCATTGCAGAGCCGGAACCAGCCCATACGTAGATCCCGTTCTCGCTTCCGGTAGACTGGGCAGCCACCAATATCCTGTCGCCATTTGAAAGCGTGACGCCATCTATTGCGGCAACCCCAGGATTGCTTAATGTCATGTTGGCAGTAGAGCGCACTCGCACACTGTCCTTCCAGTGGAGACCTGCGCTTATGCCATCGACATAAGTCTTGTTAACAATGTCATTGCCTGCGCTTGGCGTACCAGCCCATTGCAATGATTGGTTGGAACCAAAATGCCATTGTGACGAATCGGTAAAGTTTACGTTAGAAGCAGCGAGCGTTGCAGGTTTTACCTGCGCCCCAGAAATTTGAACAGCCATTATTTACTCCAATGTTTAGCCGCGTTTATAATCAACCACAAGCGTATCCACACTTGCCGGTGTCACCGAAAGGGTGAACGTCGTAACAGATGCTTCCGTTATGCTGGCTGCTCTCATACGCAAACCGTTCCAGTAAATCATCAGAGAGCCGCTTCGATACACTTCAGGCATCGTGAATGTTGCAGTTTCGCCGTCACATTGGGGGGTCAAGTCAACCGTATAGGTCTTCTGTGACAAAGTCCCGCCATCGGGACCAAATACGTCATTAATAGCCATGGATTATATTTCCCAGGTAATCGTTACGGAATCTATTGTGCAGGTTCCGGTATTTGTCTTGCAAAATACATATACCGTTCCACCAAGTACTGACAAGTCAATATCTGCTCGATAGTCTGCCGTTCCAGAAGTCGCAGTAGTCAGACCCACGCTGATGGAACTGTCCGTATCTGTGACAATGCAACTATCTCCCGCCGCATCTTCCGTAATACGCATCGTAAGTGTCGTTGGGGCAGGTGCAGCGCTCATACTGCTGACCCCAATTACAATTCCGTTTAACCGGCCCAAGAAAGAGCCTGATGTTAGAACCAATTCATTGCGCTTGGCTGCGTTAAACGCAGACCCAACTCCAGCCACGTTCGTATCATCCCTCTTGTAATGCATTGTTTTTGATGTTCTCATTCTCTTACTCCTTGTAACTTTCTGCTTCTTTTTCCAGTTCTTTTATCAAAAGGTCTAATTTTCTACTATCACGTCTTGCTTTTCTTCGTATTACTTTTGGCGTCTCAACAGCACTTAGGTACCCAAGCCAAGTTGGAATGCTTCTATACCCAAAATATCTGCCTGGAGTCAACTGAGGAGCGCCTTCTCCTGGACCAGGCATCAAGGGAAGCTTTTCCTTTTCTGCTGCCATGGCTGCTTTTGCTATATCATCAAGACCTCTTTTCTGTCCTGCCATTAATACCAACAAAGCCCATCGACTGAACTTTAGCTCATCTGCCTTGGTGTTAAATCGATACTGCACTGCATAAGGGGCTGTTCCTTTTTTTTGAACATATCCAGGCTCAGCATACGTTGGACCTTCAAGCCTTCTGTATTCAAACTTAGACGGAACAATATTAAAGTGAAACATCCTGTCTGCAATGCCTTCCTTTTTCACCTTTGGATCTCTAAAGAAATCAAAGGTATCTGTTCCACGCATCCACCATATAATCTCATCTGGAACCTTGCCGCCTATATCGTTGGGGTCAACCGAATCAAACTCTTTGATTACATGGTCTATTGCGGGGCGCCACTGCCCTTCTTTTGCAAGCTTAACGGCCTGGTTTGTGGCTTTTCCCAAATCCAGTCCATTTGCAAATTGATCTAAAGCAAAGTCTGATAAATTGACGTAAGCCTCAAATGCTTCTGCTGCAGGTATCATTGGCCCCATTGACAAGACTCTTTCGTCTGCAACCAACTCATCCCTGAAGCCAGTAAACCACCGCTTCTTTGTGTCGTCATCACCATACAACCACGCATCTGCATCCTTTTGCATTTCAGCATTAAACTTTATTGCATTGTAAAGCAGTCCTGGGTTTGTATCTTTCTTGGCTGTTCTAAAAATCCAATTTGCTGTTTCGGCCATGTTCATCATTTTGAAAGACACGAACATCAAGTAGCGCTGCAAAGCTTTACGTTGGTTTTTATCTACCTGACCATAGTCCAAGATGCTTCTTCTGGCTATCTCTGCTGCAGCAGCATGATCGTGACCCTCTTTAAGGGCCTGCCAAAACACACCCTTCCTCACCCAGTTGTCAGCGCCCATGGCAAATTGGGAAAACAAGTTCTTATTTCTGGGATCAACATACTTAGACGCAAGCCTTGTCACTTTGCTTTTAGGCTGGCCTGTTATATACATTCCCAACTCATTCATCATTTCATCTGCTTTCTTTGAGTAGTAAACAACATCCTGCTTGCTCATGCCAGTATGATATTTTGAATACAAATACCTCAAGTCACCTGCAGTATAGGCTCTGCCAAGCTTGTCAGTAAACATGACCTTATCTGGAGGAGCGCCGGTTATCTTGTTTACAGTATTCATCCATGATCTATTCATTCCACCTTTCAAAACGCCCTTTATGCCAAGGGTTCCTGTTGTGGATGCAGCAATGAAAGGCCATGTCAAAATATTTATTGCATTGTATCTGAACCCTGGAATCGGCCATGAACCAGCCAGCATTCCTGTGGCTGTCGTTGTTCTCGTGCTGTCTATTATTGAATCAAGAACCGAGAGAGCCGCCCGCCCTTCTTGCCTTGCCATGAGCTTATCTGTAAAGGCTTTTAAGTTCTCGCCCGTAATCATCTCTTTGAATTTTTTTATCGTGTCTGCATGATCCTTTCCAAACATCATCACTCGTGGGTCATCTGATTTCAGGGTCAGTATGTTTGGCTTGTTTTCAACAATGGATCTAAATATATCGTCATTTATCGTTGCCCCTGACGCCTGCCAGAACTGCCTGTATTGATTGAGTAAAGAGCCATAGGCAGTATCAAGCATGCTGCCATCTTCTTTACCAACACCCAAAAAGGCATCGCTGATCTCTCTTTTTTGTTTTTCTCTAAACTTTTTGGTCAGCTCCTTTCGCCCAAGTCTTTTTGCTTCTGATGCCCATTTGTCATACTCTCTTCCCAACACTCCCAATGCCTCAGAAGACACAGCATTGATCTCATTTTTGATAGACCTCATGTTAGGACGCAAGGTACCTTTGCGATCTGTAACGCCTGTTATCCATTGAATTACTTTTCTTTTGTTTGCAGGCGAGATACGATTAAGGCTTTCATAATGGGCCTTAGCCATAGCTTCGCCAAAGCCTTTGATGAATTCATCTCCAGCCTTTTGCGTTAATCTGCCAGATAGGTATCTGCCTTTTTTGGTTTTATGCATTCCTGTTGGAACTTCTTCAAGCATTTGTGCAGCAATACCTTCATACTTTTGAATCAACGAAGGAATATCAAGTATCATTCCGCCAGATGCAAGCGGGTCATGAGTCATGTCCATTGCATATTGAGGGTTCTGATCTAAGAACTGCCGCATTTGCTTTTCAAACACACCTGATGTTCGTGATCGCATCGCCCAAGGGAACAGCGCTCCTGCAGCCGCCTTTGATCCCCTCATCGTTTGCATGCCCATCCCCTTCAATTCGTCTGGCCTGCGCTTTCCAAGATTTTCAGTAATGAAGTTTAGGTTGGTTAGGTTGATGTCCATGATATTGCTGGCTTTTGGCGTAAAGACTTTTATCTCTTCTGGAAAAACCATTGCCCCTGGAACAGATCCTTTTTTAGTTACATCATGAAGAAGCCTATCCTCTTCTAATATTTTTGTAGCAACAGAAGAGTTCCCATAAAAGCTTTGTAGAATTTGTTTCCAAGCATCCAATTTTTCCATATACAACTCAGCATCAAGAACCAAATCTCTGTACACTGAGTCTGGAACATCGCCTTTCATTTTTGCTATTACAGATGTAATCCTGTTGTAAAGCCTTTCATTGCGTGCTTTCTTTTCTGGATCAGAACCTCGAAACTTTAATATTTCCAAATAATCTTTGTATGATCCGTTCACATATCGATCAACATAGTCGTCTTTGTTGCTCTTAAACGCCGCCTCCTGTGCATCCCAGGTGTCATTGAATATCTTGTCAGCGGCCTTTGCTGTGCCAGCAGTTTTTCGAGCAGCCTTCAGCTCCTCAAGAAACATATCTTCAATTTTTGGTATAGCGTTCTGCATATCCGTTATAAATCGATCTAAAGCGGGAGCATTACTGGCTCTTCCCTTGTTGAAGATCGACTTCCATTGACCGCTTGGCTTTGTAACAAGAATATCACCAGCCCTAAGCGGTTCTTCCTTTACTCCAGGCTTCGGCTTTTGTATGTTATTCAACTCTCTAAGCTTGTCTTCTGATATGCCAGTTCGCTTTGCAATATCGGCAATAGTTTCGGTTTCAAGCTTTTGTATCTTTGGTTCTTCTCCAAAAGGAGTTGGCTTATAAGGGCCTTTTTCAGGAAGATTTCTAACCATGACGGACTTCCCACTTGACTTGAACATGTTTGACAACACGCGCCCCACATCCTTAGCTTTCAACAAAGCCCCTGATGGCTGATATCCAAGATCACCCTTTCTTCCTGTTTTCCAAAAAGTATCCCTTAAAGGCTGCGGTGTCAGCGCTCGCGTCCATTGCTCTTTGGCATCTGAAACCCTAATGCCTTTGAAGTGATCAATGGCAAGCCTTTCTGTCAACAGCTCTCTAAGCTTCCAAAACTCCGTATTGTTTATTACTCCCTTGGAAAGCCTGTTAAGCAGGTCTGCCCAGAAGGTGGACTCTCTTATGATTTCAGGGCCAACCTCATCCACAACAAGGCGCTGCCAAGCCTGTATTTTGTCATCAGGAACAAAATGTTGAATGTATTTACCACCCGTAGGATCTTGCATATAACCCCACCCTTCCCCAAAATAATCATTCCACTCTCTTCTGTATTTTTTGAATGCCGCTTTAGTCATTCTTTCTGAAGGAACAAGAACATCACCACCCATGTGAACCATGTCAGTTGGAAAGTAGTCAAGCATTCCAGTTCTCAAATCATTTCGCAATGACTTGCTGGATGCAAGAATAATGTCAGACATCGATGGAACTTCTTCTTCGTTCCCAAAGAATATCTTATGCAAGTTTCTTGAAGTTCTTTGGTCATTAGGAAGGTCATCATACATCTTTATGATTTTTTCGATATCAGCAGGAGGAAGCTCGCCTTCAATCCTCTTTGCGATATTGATCTTAAAGAGAGCCTTCTGAAGATCCCTATTCAGTGGCGTTGTCTTTTTTAAAAGATTCAAGTTCTTTTCAGATGCGACTCTGGCTGCATATTCAGCTCTATTCAAAGCCTTGCGAGCCAGTGGGTTTTTTTGCGCCCCCCTTGTCAAAGCCTGCCAGTCTTCTCTTGCGGCAGCTATGACAAGACCCTCAAGTGTTAGCTCTTTACCTCCTGGAAAACCCATCAACTCTCTTGCTTCTTGTATGTATCTTGTTACCGTTGGCGTATTGGGAAGACTTTTCAACAGCTCCTTCTCGGGCATCCCGGCATCAGCCATTCTTTTAATTATTGTAGATGTCGCAACAAGATCACTCATCTCTTCAGTAACTCTATCTACAACCTTGTTATGATGAGCCTCCTTCTTAAAGATCTCCCATAGCTCGCCCTCAGTCCACGTTCCTTCAAGTTCTTTTCTAACAAGGGATGCTCTGCCCTTATAGCGCCCTTCAAGCATATCATCGACCATATTGACCGTCTGAGAAGTCTTTCTCCACTGTAATGGATGAGCCATGTTTTTGATCTGCTGCCCAGTCCACATCATCTTTGGGCTTTTCAATCCTTTTCCAACACCTTTTGTCAAGGCCCCTGTTGCTTTCAGGCCAGCCCTTGTTGCCTTGAAAGGTATGCTGATACCAGTAACAGGCTCGAACATTGACAAGCCTACACCAAGGCCCCATGAAGCTTCTTCACCAAGAATGTTATGCAATGGCGCAACCGCTGGCATGTATTCAGGGCCACCTTGGAACAACATCCAGTTCACCAAGGCTTGCCTGACAACATTTCCTCTTGGAGCCTTTCCAATTATCGGTTGATTCTGTGCATCATAGTTTATGATCTGATGTCTTTTATATGCATCATGCTCTCTTTGAAGCGACTCAGGCAAAAGCTCTGAACTAAATGCAGTCCAAACTGCCCCTGGCCCACCCAGACCAAGCCTCATTGTCATACCGAATGGGGTTTCATAAACCGCGCCATCTTCTGTTTTTCGCTGAAGCAAAGGAGCCGCTGCTTTCAATAAAGTCTTTGGACCTCTGAGCGCAAGATCAAGTTCAACCTCTGGAAGCTCTGCAAGCTTGCTGTACTTCTCATCTATCTCTGCCTTGATCCTTTCCTCTTTATCGCTCAAGTCTTTTTTCAAGGACAACTTGCGTGTAATCCCCTCCAACCCAAGCTCTCTTTCTCTAAGGGGGTTTAGTTTCCAAAAGTAACTCTCAAGAAGAGGATCTGATTTTATATTTGGATCAATTCCATGCTTAAAATATTCTTCAAGCTTTGCTGCAGCCTGCTTATCAAGGCGTTCTGATGTTCTTGTTTTCCCAAACACCTGTGCTGCTTTTATGTCTTCGCTTGCAGATAAAACAGCTTTGTTAATCTCTTCTTGGTAGGGAGACGAAATCATTTGCTTAGTAAAAACCTGCTTAAACATTTCCCAGTTGTCTGCAACTCGATACTTGTCTTGTTCTTCATCATAAACAATGCCAAGTTGAGCATCCCTTACCTTGCTAAGACCAATTCCTGACTTGCTTTTGTATTCAAATGTATCAGAAAAGTTCTTGGCATTAACGCTTCTTGTCGCATCATATATTGCAACCTGCTGCGCCTTCTCTGCATCCATTCCTTTTTGTATATTAGCAATCGTTTGAACATGCGCCAGTGCATTTCTCAACCTTACCTTCGCCTCATTAAGCTCTTCAACCTTGTCTTCCGCTTTCGCTTTTTGTGTTCCTTTTAGGATGTTTATATTCTTATCAGGAACAAGAAGGTCCGTAATGGTTTGCTGAGCGTTGTGATAATCCATATCGGACATTGTTCCCATCACATAAGACTGAGCCAATTGATGCTGCAGCAGTTGAAGATCATCTTTTCCCAGCTCCGTTGGATCATCTCTAAACCTTTCCATCAATGATGGTGGCTTGATTGCTTTGGTCGGTTCAAGTTGGTATTTGATAGGATCTTTTGCAAACCTTGACGCGGCTTCAGTCGCTTCTGCCAATGATGGGGTTAGCTTTCCAGGGATGAATCGATCTAATGTCGTTGTTGTCTGATGAGGCTTTATTTTTTTTAGCGCTTTGTGAAAAGCCTCTTCCTTTGCTCTCTCTTCAGATTCTTTTACTTTTTTGCTTTGCTCTCTTGAAAGATACTGCTCCTCTTGCTTTTTCATCTCCGTTTGGTTTTTCTGCAAAAGAATATTGCGAGCTTTAAACAGCTCTATTTCAGTTGGACTTTCAGGGTCTGATGCGCCTATCACCTTGAGAGCTTGTCGTTCCGGCTCTGTTATGTAAGCATCGCTAAGCTTGCTTCCCTTTATTGGCTTGCCAAGGATTCCAGGAGTTGGCGCTGACCTTGATCTATCCATTTTGTCAAGCCAAAACTGAACCATTGGATTTCTTTTGGCTTCAACATCCAAGAAAACATCGGTCTTTAAGTCTTGATTCTGCACCGGATCTTGCATCCATTTACGCAAAGCTTCTTCACCATGAACTTCTTTGATCGCATCTTCAATAGATATGGGACTCCACTCATATTCGCTTGCGTCCTTGATCCCATACAGGGACTCATAGACCTTTAGAACCTCTTTAGGTATTTCTTTGGATGGCAATGGATAAGACATATTTATTTCCGGGGCTTGTTGAACCTATGCCATTTAGAATCTTCTGCGCTACCAATAGTAGTTATCTTCCCCTGTCTTGCTAACTCATCTCGTTTTCTCCAAAAGGGACTTTCATCATTTTGCATATATGACCAGTCGAACTCTCCATAGTTATAGGGCTGATCAAGAACAGGTTCAGCTTGACGGCTTCTTTGATACGCTTCCTTTTCGAGAGCAGTCATGTTATCCCAATCAAGAAGCCCACCTCTTTCGGCTTCTTGGTCAAGCGTTTCTCTTTCAATATTCTTTTGAACATCAAGATAGGCTTTGGACTCTTTGTCTCGCTGCTCCTTTCCTTGGTTCCACGCATCCAGAATACGTGCAGTTGCAATTGTTTCCACCTTATTCGCCAAGTCTTGATTTGGAATGTCTCTTGCAACCTGATCATACATTTCCGCTATGTTCAATGGCTGCCCTTCTGAACCAGTTTGCTCCATCATCGCATCAACATATTTTGCAGCAGTAACCCACTGCCCACCCAGCTTTGTTGAAGGGGCGCCGTCCTTTTGTTCCTTATACTTCTTGGCTCCCATTAAATGCCCAAGAAACTTTTTGAATGGGGCTGGCATCGAGCTTTCTTCAAGAGCTATTGCTCTTTGCTTTGCCCTCTGCATCGCAATCTGTTCCAATGTCTGATCTTCTCTTGTTAAGATTCCACCAACAACTTCCCTTATGTCTTGTGGCGCTTTTGATGGAGCCATTAAGTTAGCTCTCAATGCATCCGCACTGCGCTGCGCATCTCCTATTTGTTGTTTGATTTCAACTATTTTTGTCAACTCATCGGCAACTGCAGGAAGATCCTTCTGCACATCTTTGAGCATCTTTTTCAACTCTCTTTGTTGAACAGCCGCTTCCCATGCAGGCCCCAATCCACTTCTTGCTCTCTTGGCTTCCTTGTCTCTTTCTTTATTCTTTAGTTCTTTATGCTTTGCATCATCTATTCTTTTTCCTAAATCTCCATCCTTTTCAATAAGAGTAGACAATTTACTTCCAATGCCCGCTAAAACTTTATTGACCTGAACTTCAGCATCTGTCCCACCAAATTTACTAATACCATTGTTTCTCAATTTACTATCTACTGATCTAATCAATTGATCATAAGCTCTTTGCGCCTTTGGTTTTCCTTGTATTTTTTCAAACTCTTTAACAAGTTGTTTTAAAGATCGACTCGCATCTTTATATCCAGATAGCTGCCCAACATCGATACCCAAGCCATTCTTTAGGGCTGACTCCCAATTTTGACCCTTTAGACCAGCTTCATTGCCTAACCAAATATCATTTGCATATTGAGCAATAGCAGATGACATTTCTGGACCTACATCATACTGATCGTCAACTTTGTCGTAAACTTGATTGACTATTCTTTCAGCATCTTCTCTTGCTTGAACCCTAATTTCTGTTGCTTTTAGTATTAAGCCTCTTATTTTAAGATTATTATTGAATTTTCCTTTATCTGTTTTAAGGTTTTCCTTTTCAATAGCCTTTTGCAGTCTTGGTATTTGAGCACGCAAAGCTTTTATGTTTGCCATGTCGGCCTTGTACATTGCAAGCCAAGTCTTTCTTTGTTCTTGCTCGCTCATCTGCTGCTGGGCCATCATTGCTTGGGCCTCAGTATAAGCTTGCGTCACTCTGTTTCTAAGATGACCACTATACAGCGCCATAGATGCCGCAAATGGACTCATTGCTCTTTGTTCAGCCACCGTATCTCTCCTACTTCCAAAAGTCACTAAGCTTCATGTTGCTCAGAAATGCTCCAGCCCCATCTTCTACATCCTTAGCTGTAGCGCCTTTCCCTGCATACCCTTTAAGCAAATCGATTCTGTGTTGGGCCATCCCAATATCAGTCATGCCTTTTCCAAGCGTTCCTGCGCCACCGCTTAAAGCCTGAAGACCAATTAGCCAAGCCTGATCTTTCATTTTCTTCTTCTCTCTGAGAAGCGCCATTTCGGCTCGTCTCTTTTCTTCTTCTCTTTCAACATCCGCTTTTGCTCGTCGTTCTGCCGAGGCTCTTTCTTTTCCTGCTGCTTCAGTCATGGCTTGAGTTCCTCTAAAGTAGGCCCCACCACTTATGTCTTGCGCTGATACATCTTGAGACATCTGCTCTCTGGCTTCTCTCATAGCCCCTTGCACTGGGGTCATCTGCTTACCAAGCGCTGCACCATAGTCTCCACCCAGCATGTTGATTGCTTCCATGCGCTCCAGCTCTCTAAGGCGCTCTTCTTCTTCTTCGCTTATAGCCCCTTTAGCCGCTCCCCACGCACTAACTCCTTGTCCAACCGCCCCCAGGCCCGTAAGACCCATGCCTATTTTAGCCATCATTGGTATTGCTGGTGCTGCCATTTCTAACTCCTATAAATAAAACAACTCTATGCTGACGCCCCATGAGAAGATGGCGCATTGCCCGTTCTCGCTTCTTCCTCGAAGGCCAACACCAAAACTTGTCGCCGTGCCATCTTCCACCAAAAAGCCTGATGAGTAGCGTGTTCCAGACACATTCAACCCAGTAGTAAAAGTCGTGCCTGCTGTTATCCGATGAGCATCGGACTGTTCTGGAAACTTGTGCGGGGATGTGTTCTTTTCATTGTCGGACTCTGTAACAATAAATGATAAACCATCAGTATAGCCATCGTTTCTTGATTGCTCTTGAATCCACCATTGAAAGAACATAGTCGCTGGCCTTCCTGCATTGACAGTAAAGGTCGTCTCTGGAATGATTAAATATCTTGTTGTAGCCGCGCTTCTTGTCGAGTTCCATCTGGTAAGAAAGGTGTAGTTAAGAGTCTGCCAAGAATGCTGTTGTCCACCAAAGAGCCCACTGCAGTTGTTTGTAACGGTTGTCTGCGCGTCGATGACACCCGGCATAATGTGTTTTGTATCTGCCCACTGTGTAGCTTTCAAGTCTCCAGATGAGACACTATGAGAATAATCTTTCATCCCATCTAAGTTAGATTGCAAGTCAGATGCAGTTAGCGTATTACCCGATGCCCATGTCTTAGTAGGTGTGTATGCCATTATTTAGCTCTCATAATTATAATAGCAAGTTGGGAATTGTAGATTACAATCTCTGGATTATTGGGCTGTGGAGGTGATGGTATTGCAGGAGCCAACGCATCTAAAATATAATTGACCCCCGCAGTTGCACCATAGATAGGAAACACCAGCCCACCCGCTTTGAATCTAAACGAAAGTGTCTTGCTTCCAGCTTCGCCCGCAGTAACCGTATGAAACCATGCCCCTGTAGACATCAATCTGAACTGTGTTCCAATATCATTTAAAAGAAATGAATAATTGGCAGAAGGAACTGCATCAGTTGGCGCCGTGTTTTCAGCAACAGTCCCGTCATCAATAATAGATGCATGATGAATAAAGCATGTTGCATTTGTATTTGTAACTGGCTCACCCACATAACCAACCGGCAATCCTGCCGCCTGAGTAACAAAATTACCCTGGCCTGGGACTTCGGTATAGCCAGTTCCACCCAAATTCCATTGTAACCATTGAACCCAGGCTGACCTTGACTGAAGCTGTGCTCCCACCAAGTCTACTGCAGCGCCATTTGTCCAGCTTTTAGATGATTCGGTAAACCAATAAGCTCGAATAACATCACCTTCTGCCAAAGTAATTGCGGCCCCTCCATTCAAATCCAATGTGTTCGGCAAGACATTCGTAAAATTGGAATGGGGTATGGTTGTTCCACCTGAACTTCCACAGTTTGCAGACTCCATCAGATACAATTGAAAGCCATTTCGCCCATTGATTAAAGATGCTGCAGCGAATTGAGGGTTGTCTACACCCGAGTTTCTAACATTGTTTTCATCAATGCTCGTTGTTCCTGTCGCAACGTCCGAAAACTTTGTGTTCAAAGGAGCAGGATCAAGCTTCGTATCTCTATTAAAGTTGTCATTGTTGATTATGCTCATCTCCACCTTCCTATGACGAGAGAGCGCATTCCCCAAAAGTGCATCTGCACTTTATGAAGCCAGTCTGTTTTCCCTTTGGGTGTCATTTTTGCTCTGATTACAAGCTTACCGGTTCCAGAAGGAGCAAATGTATTAGCAAAGAGCCTTACTGTCTGCCAGGGAAGGCAATACTCAAATGTATTTAACAATGGAATCCCATTCCATTCCATTGCCAATTGAACCCCCTTGTTGTTTATAGTCGGACCATTGACCATGCTGAAATGAACGTTCAAAAATAGATGTGTTACAAACTCAATATACAGCATTCCATCTTTTAGGTTGGTGTAGTCCTGCTCTACAATATTGATCCATCCGCCATTGTATGTAGAATAAGTCAAACCCCAGAACTCCTTGGATGTATTTACAGGAATGGCGGTATCTGTAAACTCTGGTGTTCTAAACTCTCCATGATCATTTATATAGACTCTATGCATGGCATAGTCTTCCAGCATTGCCTTAGTAACTGAGTTCTGTGGCAGTTGATTTCGATCCAACCCACCATTAAGCGAAGACTTGTGAGCATTGTACTCTTTATTAAACTGCTCATAGTCGGTGATATTATCTGCTCGCGCTTGCGCTTCAGTCCATCGTTTCATGTTCTTTTCCCCGTGATCATTCGAGTCCCAGAGGCAGTAAACTCAACTGCATACCCAACAATAACCATGTCATTGGTTGTTGATATCTTAAACTGAAAGTGAGAACATGAGCCTTGTGCTATGGGGTACCTGATGGGCGTAGCCAAAGGCTCCTCCCAAGGCGCATCAGAACCTGTTACGACGGTTGCAGTGTCATAGACGGACTGATCAACATGGTCAGCCCTCTGCATGGTCATTGACGGGCTTGTGGTCCCTGCATAGTTAAAGTCTTTGAAGTACTCCATTGCAATGGAATTGTTGCCTTGCGTCAGTACATATAGATAGACGTAGTGAACATTCTTCTTTATCGTCTCATCTCCCATATCCATCCAAGGGCTTCGATAGATTGATGTTGGTGGCGCGTTGTCTACGATGGCTTCATCAACAATGCTCTGCCCCAGACACCTGCGCCTTGATACAACAAATATGCCAGCCTGACTTCCCGCTCCCGCATCGGTTCCCTGGTTATGTCCAAAGAAAATGTTTCCAAGATAGTCTCGCGCAAGACACCCAACAGGAAAGCCCTGTCGAACTGAGAAGGCGTTCTTTTCCACATGATATACAATACCAAGAGAAGGCAATGGGTTTCCGTCAGCAGGAAAATAGCAATGCCATTCCTGCCATTTGGGAGAGTAGACAGCACAAGCCTTTGCAATGCAATCGGGATTGATGCGCTCCATCGTTTTAAGCATGTGCGTTGAAACCCTTTTGATTCCTGGACTGTCTGAATATGCCATGTTTGAGCTGATCGAATAAACGCCATCGCTTGCCAAGAACACTACCCCTACGCCGGGAATGTTTGTAACAGTGTTGATCGCCCGCGTTCCGACATCTGTAGATATTGGAACGACACTGAAGTTAGGGTAGTCACCAGTAATGGCGTCTATCCCATTCTCTCTGAAGACAAGAAGAAAGTTGAAGTATGGATAAAGACCTGTGATGCCACCAACATTCCTGTTTCCTAACTCTACAAAGCTTAATGCTTCAAACTCATCTGGCTTTACCGGCTTGCTGTAGTGAAGCATGGTGTCATTATCAGCGCCACCATCAATAAAGAGACAGTCTTTGTAGACTGCACCAAAACGCGATCTTGTTGAAGGCATCGTAACACTTGACGTCAATCCAGGAGCAGTCGACCCCAGGGCGCCATCTGGAACAGAATCCCACACTGACTCATCCGTATTGTTGTTGATGTCCTTGACGAAGAAGAATTCGGACTCAGTTCCCCCTCCTTCCGCACCATAGTTCTTTGTTCTATACAGCCGCCTTCCTACTGTACCATCGGGGCCAGTCGGTATTTCTATATATGCTGCATACTTTCTTTTCGAGGCAATGGTCGTCCATGCAATTTCTTCCGACTCTCCAGACAGAGGCGATTCCGAACCTGCATTGTTGATGTATGACATTCGCCACTTGTACTTGTTCTCTTTTGCATCTGTCGGTATGCCCAGACCTGCATCGTCTTCCGGGTCGAAGAATACACAGACATTTTGTCCGATTGACGTTGCTGCAGAAGATGACGTCTCGACCCCCCAAGGATTAGGGGCATCAGGAATAGTATGCCAACCAAGATCATACTTAAATGGAACATAAGGGGCTATTGCATTCCTATAAAATGGCCATGCAGCATACTTTACAGGACGGTCGTAGCCATTCAATATAACCATCCATCTACCATAGGGTACATACTGGGTTGGCGCCTCATTCAATGTTGGCCTGGTTCTGCCGGTTTCTACTGTATGTAAAAACATTAGAGACTCAACAAGATGGTATAAAGTTCCGCCAGACTCAAAGAGTAAAGTTTGTTGCGACCCCTGATGACGATTAAACATAGCCAATGAATCAATTCTGCCAAGCGTACTGAATGGCTGAAAGGTTCCTGTAGGTACAGGATAGTACCGCTCGTAACCAATGCGATCATCCCACCCGCCAGTGTACTTGTCCACGGTCCAGTTGGTTAACTCAGTTGCACCGTCAGTTGCCTGCGGTAGCTTTTCATATAAGCCGCCCAGCGACTTGACTTGTGCTTGAGTATTTTTCATGTATGAGTCAAGGGTGTGTACAAGGGCATAGGAGCAATACGGCCATCAACCATGCCGCGTTTAACAAATCTGCGAGGAATTTGCGTAAGGTATCTTTGTTCAAGTCTAATCATCTCTTGAGCTGCTTTTCGCTCATATAGGTTTGCCTGTGGAAGATTGTCAAGCTTTACAAATATTTCCTTTAATGCCATGTATCCAAGGATCTGATGGGAAGCAGAAGGAAACTCAGGCGTGTCATTGTCATTAACCATTGGGTTGGGACGGTACATGTAACGCACTGTTATGTTGTAGTCCTTGTCTTGACGCGGATACAATCTGATGCGCTGCTCTGTTCCATCACTTGCAGTGTAAGGCGTTGTTCCAAATTCAAACGAACTGTCAAAGTCTGGATGCGAATACGTTGCGCTATTGGTTTGTGGATCAATCAAATGTGTAGATATGCTTGACCCACCGGCTGTTGCTGGTATTGCCCTAAACCCTTTATATCCAGAAGTTGTATTTCTTATATAGATTTTCCTGTAATACCCGCTTGCGTTGGGAAGGACATCAAACGCAACTGTGAATTGTACATTCGAAAGAGTTACTGCTGTTGGCGACGAAAGCGCAGACTCCCTTCCCGCAAACACGTATGACATAGCAATGTCAACTGAAGAAGGTGGCTTTGCTGCACCAGCGCCTGCAATTGCTCCAACACTTCTTGGCGTCGTCACATGGAACTCATCAGCCGGTATCCAGTAATGAGGAAGATTTACCTCATCTAACGGAAGGTTGTAGTATTCGTCTTCGTATCGAGCAAGCGCAGTAAACATCCCTGGCTCTTGCGGAGTCAGCGTCATGGAACGCTTTGCTACATTCATGATTGCTACGCAGTCTTGCGGCAAGTCAAGGTATCTGAATTTTATCTTTGCTGAATACGCTGTAACAGCAGACAAAGGGGTTGGGACGCCGGTCAAAAATAGTGTGTCATTATCTTTTACCCAGGCAATTGTATACTCAACACCCTCTATCTCTATAATTTGACCTTCCCAATGCAATGGAACTGAAGCAAGAGGTCCAAATTTTAGTTCTGATGTTACTACACCAGGAGTTGTAACATCAAGGCTAACATCTGAATACGCCTTAACTATCTCTTCTTTCTGTGCAAAGGTGAATGGCTTCTCGCTAAATAGCCTGTAGTAGGCATCATTAAGAAGATCAGTAATCTGGTTCCTGTAGGCTTCAACCGATGGGTCGTAGTCTACAATGTTTGCCACCATGTCTCTAAGATCAACAAGCCGCATATATCACCTTGATAAAATGAAGCCCCCTCCCACTGCACGTTAGGAGGGGGCCAGGGTAGAAGATACCCTTCGGTGGGACGAGCCCCCCGTGACGAACTGTCAAAAGCTTTTGCGAACCACGACACGCTTGAGCGTGATACCAGCACCACCCGGAACTGCTTCTGCAAGGATGCCGCAAACAGGAAGCGCCGAGGCAGCCGAAGCAACGTCAACCGTTCCAGCCGTTGAAGTAGTCTGAAGCAGAGTTCCAATAGCGCTACCGGCGCCACCGTTGTCACCAACAGAGGCATTGCAAACACCACTAATGCATACTTCGATTTTATCTTCAGCAGCAGTAGCAGCATGCAAGGCGACACCAAAAGCGGGCCTTACGGGCGCAGAGTTTGAGTCTGCTTTATAAACTCCAAGAGTTACATCTCCATCGGCAGTTGCAGCGATGTCAAAAGCCACCCAATCACCAATAGCAATTACTTCTTTTGCGATAAAGGTTTCAATTTGTCTACGATTTGAAGGTGTAACGCCTCTTGGCGTTCCGTCTTCATAAACAGAATCCAAGGATTGTAAATAAGTTGCACTAGCCATGATTAAGTCTCCGCGTTGAGAAGGACACCGTGTCCAGACAGATTGCTGATGCAAAGCTGAGAACGGGTCATAATGTTAGAGGACATAGCAGCGTAACCAGAAATGCGCTCCATTTTACCCATCTCGAAGAAGGCGTCTCTGTCGAAGTAGACTGAGAAGAGCTTCGAGTTCAGGAAGTACATGGAGATTGGATTTCCACCCACCGCCTCAGTAAAGCCAAGATTTGGTTCGATGTACATCATGGCGCCATTATAAAGGATACCAAGCCGTCCGGCAGTTCCCTTCATTTGCTCCATGCTGCTGTATCGTTCCAGCAAAGCCAACGAGTTGCGATACTCTTCATAAGAAAGAGGAGACGCAAGGATGATATCGATCTCGCCTTCAGGGGCATAGATCGAAGTATTGATCATCAGATTGCTCATTGCCTGCTGACCATTTGCAGGAAAGTTACCGCCCGCAGTTGCGGTTTGGTTCTGCCAAGAAGATGTAAATGCTGTCTTGTCAATCCCGCCAACCGTATTTGTTTGGGCACCAAAATTGCCCGACTCAAAGAATCCAGCAGTATTTTGAGCTTTAGCAGGCCCCCATGCACCAGCAGCAACGACGCCTTCGCCATTGAGGGTGTTGAGTTCAGTCAGAATGGTCGAGTTTCCAGCGACAGTCTGTCGTTCCCATTCACGCTTGAGCATGCCCATGACGGACTTGAGTCGCGCTTCAGCGATACGGATGACTGCACGGTCGCCCTTGTTCGAGAGTTGTTCCTTTTCGGTAACAACAACAGGAGCAACAAAGTCACACCAGTCGAAAGAAGCGGTACGCAGTGGGTCTTTAACAGCCAGGTTTACGGATTCGTAACCGGTTGCAAGTTGTGTAATAGATGAATGTTCAGTAAGAATAACGGGGTGGTCAACTTTAGAACCGCCGTTAACCTTCTCGACATTTCCAGCCTTCTGAACGGCGTCGAGTAAAGGTACGGTCCTAAACGTGTTGTCCACTTCCCGGTCTCGCAGAATACGTAAGGTACTCGCAAGAATGTCAAATGACAAAGCCATGATAAGCTCCAGTTAGAGGTTGCGTTTTGGCGTATCCATTTACGGGGCCTGACCTTCGCGTGTCCTACTGGGGCTACGGTCTATTTAAGTAATACTTTATTTTTGCTGAGATAGCAAGTAATCGTATATTTCTGCAGCCTTCATCCCCTTGGTTTCTGGGGGCGCTGTCATTCCAGCCTTTCTTCCGTTCCCGATCCTCAGTCCGGCTGCTCGTGCAGCGCGTTTCCTGTTCTCGTCTGCCATCTGACTCTTCTTCGACTCCTTGCGGGATCGCTTGCCATGGACAATCCAATACGCTTGCTCAAGATTCAAGTTTTTGTCAGCCAACAAAACCTCCTTGACCTCCCCTTTGAATGCTTCGTCTGTTCTCAGCTCTGAGTGTTCATCCATAAACTTGTTCAACTTGCTTCTGGTGCTCACCTTTTGCTGCTCGGCATACATTGGTTCAAGAACATCCTTCAATCTTTTTGCTACAGCCTTTTCAACATACTTCTTAAAAGAGTCTGGATCGAAAGGATCAAACTCTTCTCCCGACTCCTCGGAAAGTTCTTGAAGATTCTTATAAGCGTCTGATTCATAAAGGCTTTTCTGCAGCTGAAGGGCCTTGTCCATTTCAGCTTTGGCCTCTTTTCTTTGCTTAGAAACCTCTTGTGTCTTCTGGGTGTAGTCCTTTCGAAGTGACTGCATGGCACGCTGGACTTCCGGGTCTTGTCTTTTATAGATGTCGTTCCATGACTCACCCTCTCTCAGGGCTTCTGCTTCGACCTCCTTTCCTTGTCTCTCGGCTTCAGCGGCCTTGAGAAGACCCTCTATCCTGTCTTCATAGGTATCCGACTTGGCCGATGGAGCAGCCTCTTCCACTGTGGACGATGCCTCATCCGTTGCTTCAGTGGAAGGGGCGCTCTCAGTTGTGCTTTCCGCAGTTTCCGTCACTGGGGTATTCGTTTCGCTCATTGTTGCATCCTCTTATTGTTTAGCAGCATTTCGCACAAGCTCCTGCATGTTTTTGTAGTTTTTAATAAATTCGTCCTTTTTTTCCTTACTAGAAAACGTTAGCGTTTTTCCATCAGAAAACTTCACCACCCATGGTCTATCAGGCACTTCTCCCGTTGCAGTCAGTCCAGCCTCCAAGTTTGCTTTCTCTTTTTTCCTCCTTCGCTCTTCGGCAATCATAGCCCAACGTAATGGACTTTTTCCAGTCATCACGGCCCCAAAGACATCCCCTAATGTCATGGTAATATTAGAATCTCGGCTCCATTCTGGTCTTGGGAATGCTTTTTCCGATTTAAAATTAGGGTTCAATCCAGCCGCAATTCGAGCAGATGGGTCCATTTGATCGGTACTCTTTCCAAGCGTTCTTGGGTCGAAGTCTGGATCGTACTTATTTCCCAAGATCATTCTCATCATCAGTTCGAGTTCTTCTTTTGTTGGTTCATCAGCCATATTACATTCTCTGCATAAATAGTTCTTCGTCTTCGATCACTTCTTCTCCACCGCCTGGAAGGGGTTCTTCCACGACCGTTTCTTCTTCTACGATCTCTTCTTCTGGGGCCATGTTGCCGGCTATGTATTCCAAGAAAGCCTCTTCTTCTGCAAGTGCGCCTATGGCACCAGCAAGAACAGCAAGCTCCCTATCGGACTCTACGCCATCGAGTTCGATCAATGTTTCAACTCCAGCAGCATCAGCAGCGCCAGCAAGCCCTATGATGACATCCACGAACTCTGGTGGAAATACGGTAATGTCTTCTGTAAAAGTAGGATAAAGCGGCATTCCCATTTTGGGTAGGATCTTATTTACTTCATCTACCAATTGATTCAAGGCGCTGGCAGAGAACTGACCCCTTGGGGCGCTTCCCATCAAAACATCTGTTGTTATGGCTTCTTGTTCATCTGCAACCTGCTCGGCTCCAGCAAGTACTTCTTGTGGTATGGACATGTCGTCTCCTATATGTCATTGCATGGGAACGCAGCGGCAGCGGCCTCTGCACTACTATTGGTTTTCTTGTAGACTTCGGTAAACTTTTCGACATCCTTCTGATGTTGCTTGTGTTCTTCATGGACTGCGTGCTGATGATCCATTTGCTCTTGCTGTGTTGTGGGAACAAGTCCCTTTTCCTTCATCAGCTTGTCTCTATGCACGTAGTTTTCCACGTATGTTCCCAGTCCTCGGTCAAAATAGCCTGTCGAATCGCCCCATCTGCCTGGGGTGTTGGCCCATAGCGTTATGCATTGCTTCATTTCGCCGCCGCATTCGCATGTTTCCTTGGATTCGTCGTCAAATGAGCGCCACACTTCCGCTTTTGCGTCACAGTTGGTGCATTTGAAGTCATAAACCGGCATTTTCTGGCTCCGTCAATAGGGTATACGTAAAGTTTTTCCACCCTCGTTCGTCTATTTGCTTTTCGCACAGGTACATGAAGGCATTAAAGTCGGAAAAGTCGGAAAAAACCTGGCATCCGGCGCTGTATTTGTTGACATTTTGCGTAGTTCCACGCCCTGAACGGTGGATGTTGATGCCATACAGCCCTTCCCGAACAGTGTTCGGTTCCATATTGAAAAAATTGTCTTTATTCGAGTCTCTGAAAACCCTTACTGCCTTGACTTGCACCAATGCGTCGTACTTCCCTCTATGCTTTCCAATGCGCCACGCTCCTCTGTACTGTCCTGGGCAAAGAATGGCGGTTCCTTCCACCCTTCCTGGGTTGTTAAGCCAATAAAGCCCTGGATCTGTCGTCACTGGGAACCGTTCTTCTTGCCACAGTCCGTTCTTCTTGTAGCAAACGACAATGGTATCGTCGTACTTGTTTGGTTCTCCGTGTCGCTTTCTTACACCGATAATGTTCAAGTTCCAGTCGCCATCTTCAAAGACTGCGTAGTCGAGAGAAGCAACATAATCGAGTATCTTTGGTCTGGGATTTATCATTGCGGCAAGAACTGGGCTATGTCTTCAGGAGACGGGTTTTGTCCTGGCGCGAGGCCACCGCTTGACTGCATGCCAGCCTCTGCAGCGGTTGTCGCGGGAGGTTGCGGAGACATTGGCGCAGACTCCAGATGTTCAAGGAAGGAGTGCGGAAGGTCAAGAAACCGGACTATCTCTTCGAGAATCTTGTCGGGCGGAACGCCCATCGAGACGAGAGTTGGCAACGCGGCCATGAATTCCTGCTTCTTGATTGCTTCCGATACTGGAGTCGCGCCAGAATCTTGTGCATAGTAGGTGAAATCGCCTGTCAGATCGTCAGCATTAACGATTGTAGCCTCTCCGGAGAGAACCATAACATCACCTTCATCAGCTAAATACAGCTTCATCATTGCAATGTAAATAGACGCTATCCCTTCTATAGTCGAGTCTCTTTCTCTGGCGAGCCTGCCGACCTCAGAAGACGAGTAAGCAGCGAGCGCTGTTATCTCTGTCGCTGTAGCCCTGGTCGACTCTCCCCTTGTAAATGGAGCCAGAATGGAGCCTCTTTCGAAATCGTTCTGTACTTCAAGCGCATATTGCTGCAGCTCGTGTGGGACAGGCGTATGTGGAACAGCCATAATGGAGCCAGCAAGTTGTTGTCCAGGCGACAACTCCACTTCTATGAACTCTCCATCGACGCCTTGAGTAAGCTTTGCCATGGCTTCCGAGTCAAACACACCTGACTCTACAACCCATTGACGAGCAGCTTTCCGCACCATGGACGCCTGATAAGACCGAATAATGTTGTGTTCTTGAACCTGATCGTAGACTCTTCTCAGCGAGGAGTATCCTCTGAGGGGGATATCAGGCTGCCGAGAGTAATACAGAGGCACGATAGGAGCAATAGGGTGGTTAGCGCTATCCTTAAACGGAATGGCGTTGTACCTCTTTTCCTTGATCTCTCCTTCCGCGCCTTCCGGCATGACAATCCCATCATAAACAAACTTGTCTCCATTCTTGTAGTCCGGACTCCAGATGACAAGGCGATCATCAGCCAAGTCATAGAACTCAACTATCTCTACGTACTGAAAGTGCGGATCTTCGCTTGCTTTATCTTCTCCGCCGTACCCCTTGTCTCTGGCTTCGGACACCATATCCAGGAACCGTATCAAGGGATGAGGAGCAAACTTTTTGTTGCCATACTTCTTCTTTGCTTCATTCAAAGTAACATAGTAACGGTGGGCCACGAACTTCTGTGCGCCCCAAGAGTGTGCATCAGTATCCACCAAAACATCCCAAGGAGCAACCGCAGCAATAGAGACGCGCCGAAATGGGTCTGGATGATCATTGGGCACCAACTTCAAAAATGAACAAGGGTAAATAAGCCCGAGTCTTGTGCTGTCTTCCAGTTGATTTCGGACGCCGCTCAGATAATTGTTGACCAGGGCCTGCACCTTGGCCGCATCCCCTTTTCCCCTCAAGTCTCCTTTAACAACAACTGCAGGAGAGCGAGCAAACAGCGAAGCAACATAGCCTTCAATAAACTCATAAGCCCTTGAGGTTTCAATCAGTATCTGATCTGGCGTATGCGCCTTATCCCAATACCTGCACATGTACGCAGCTCGAAGCTTCCTCAATTCAGGACGCTTTTCATCCCAGTACTTCTTATGAGCAGCGTAATGTTCCTGAACAATCTTTGGACTGATCATGTATTCACCTTCCAGGGAAGTTGCGTCTCCTTCATTTTCGACGCCCTTGTTTTTGAGATTAGCATGTCCATGTGTTTTCGTCTCGCATTCGTCAATACTCTTCTCGGAATATCACGCATGCATCGATACGCCAAAGCCATTGACATAGCCATGTCATCATGCATCCCCTTCGGCGCTTCTGGCGTAACACGCATTACAACCAAAGACCGCAACTCTGCAAGCACCTGCATGTCCAGCGCCGTTATCATCCCGGCCCCCACATACTCTCTCAGCGTCTCATACGCATCCAGCTTGCTCTTCACCGAAGTAACCCAATCCATTCCCTTATAAGACAACCACAGGTTCTTGTACCCCATGTGGCGCATCCGATAAAGAACAAGATGACCATGGTTATTGCTCTCACACAAGACCTTCGCATTGTGATACTTCTGTGCCATCTTCACAACCACATCAGCAAAGTCAGTCGGACTGATCTTGTTGTTCCGATAATGATACACCGGCTGATGCGTCGATAGACTGACAATCGTAATGGCCGAGTAGTCAGACCCAACCCCTGCAGCAACATCAACACCCATCGCATAACAATCAGACTCTATCGGCTCTTCGTATACCCGGTCACGATCCGTAAACGGCAAAGCCTCAATAGCCAGCAAATCATCTGCATCAAAGTAAGTCGAACTCGCAAAGAAGAAAGCATCGTCCATGCATGCCGGATACTCCCTTCGAAACTTCTCTTTCCCCAACGTCGCTATCTGCTGCCTTCGCCAGTACAACTGCTCATCATCCAAACCATAACGGTTCCCCAAAGCCTCTTCTTCATCAGTCCTTTTAAACCTGCGCGGAGCAGGCATCCGGTAACGCTCATGTTCCCACCACCAGAACGTCACCAGATGCCAGCCATTCTCAGGACAACCCTGCACCAAACGATGAAAGGCATCCCCGCTCATGTTGGCCGTACTCTCAATAATGATCTGCCCTTCTCCAACTGTGGCCGTCACCTGAGCCAACAACTCACCAGGATCATCATAAAAAGCAAACTCCGACAAATGAGCAGCAGTCAACGTAAAGCTTCGCGTCCCTCCCTTCGATCCAGCAGTATACGAACAAAGCGTAGCTTCCGTATCTGCAAACTCCAACGTCGTAGAATTATCAACCCGCAACTCTCGATGCAACAACTTCGGAAGACTCTGAAGCAACGTATTGTCCATCTTCCGCAAATGCTTCGCTGACCTGTCATGAAAGCTTATCACCCCAAACTTGACAGGGTCGTCAGTTTTATAAACCTGCCACAAAGCATAAGCCCGTAACAAAGTACTCACACCAATCTGACGAGGCTTCAAAACAATCACTCGCTTCCGGTTCTGAACTTCCTCCAACAACCGCATCTGCTCAAGATTAGGCTCGAAACGAACACGCTTGGAACTCGCCTTGTCCGGTATCCACAACATCCGTATGAACCGCTCCGGATCACCAAAGATAACTCCCATCTGCTTCCGTAAGTCATCAGGCAAATCAGCTACTCTCACATAAGCCTCCCAAAGGCAGCATAGCACGTTGTGAGGGGTAATAAAAATTTGCCCGAATTTAGAGGGGGGTCCCCCTGCGGGGGTGTTCTCCCCCTGTGGGGGAGGGGGTCGGCATTGGGTCCACCGAACACCGTTCGGGAAAGGGAACCGAACACTGTTTGGAAAAGGGCCTTCCCTTCATCCCTGGGATACAACCTTCTGTCTCTCCCTCCTTCCTCTTTTTCCAGAGGACGAGGGAGAGAGACCCTACCCCATCCCTCCACCTTCATCATTGTCAACGCCCCAACCCATCATCCGCCCTAACCGGTGGTCGGTGCGTTTGAGTGTCGGATTGTGTTCCGTTTCACTGCACACAATGTATCTTCTCCGCACAAGGCTTCATATTATTTTCACAGCCTTGCTCTTCAATCTGAATTATTTTGCTCCGCCTCTGTTGACAATGACAATGCTCTGATGTACCTTAGAATATGCATTGCTTTTGATGCATCAACCAAGGGACACCAAATGACTGAAGCCGAATTAAAAAAGCGAATTGAAGAGCTGCATCGTGTATGCTCCACCATTTATGAGGAGATACTGGAAGAGTCTGGCAGAGGTTGGAAAACAGATCGCGCCTATGTTGGCATTCTCCAACACAGGCTAAACATAATGGAAGGCATACTTGAGGGATATGAAGAACAACTTGCAGCGAAAGAGGCGACCAAATGAGCATTGATTTTCCACATTGGATTCAAGTCAACGAATCGCTGATAACTTTCAAATCAAGCGGAACTCTACCCGATGGCGTCGGATACATCACAATCGACATTTCACAGGCAGAATACGCTCACATTGCATACCTGCAATCTCCTATGGCCCTCGTCTACAATGGCGTCGTCTATGGACGTTCATCGTACAACTCTGACAAAATGGAGGTAGTGTACCGCACCGACAAACCAACAGCGACAGCCATTCGTTGATTGGCTGATATCGCCTTGGCTACGGTCAAGGCCATGTCACCCAATCAAGGGACACAAACCAAGGAACAACCAATGCTATTCTGGATAGCCCTATCACTTATCATTCTAACAGCCATCATCGTCAGCCATGGCGACATCTGGAGACCAGCACAATGAAACATGAAACCAAAGAACAAACCATCAAAAGGGAAGCGGATAAATTGCGTCAACGCATGGCCCCATACCAAGACGTCGAAGCGCTATGGGACTCAATTGAACAATGGCTAACGCTCGCCTATGGTGCCGAGATTGCAGCATCAATCGTCTACCTTGCAAAGCTTGAAAAAACAATGCTTGGTGCAAGGTTTGATTCAAATGGCTACGTTTTCACAGTGAACCATGACCCATACATGGAGGGAAAACGGGTCGTCTATCGGCGAAGCGCACAGTTTCAAGACTGGGTTTATGGCGAAGACAGGGCAGAGCGCATCGCCAAAGAACTTCAAGACAAATTATGTGAGTCTCGACTCACTCCCATGACATGGGCCGAAGCAATCAAAGAGACACCAGCAAGCTAACCAACACACCACACCACACCACAACAAGACCGGGCTCGCCTGGTCAAGGGACAACCATGAAAAAAGCAACATTCGAATACACAACAATCTCAAATGCAATCAACATGTCTCGAGACAAAGAGACGGTGAGAGAACTTAACGTATGCGTGATTAGCAAGGGACGCATCATAAACCCCATCACGGCCAGATGGTACATGGGCCGAAGCAAGTCGGCATCGGTAGTCTATTGCTCGCTCTGGATTAGCGGCTCATCTATCTACCTCGGTGGTCATGGAAAGGCCGGGGGCTATGGATGCTGCAAGTTCAGTGCGGCATTCGCCGAGGCATTGAGAAGCGCAGGTGTCAACACCATAGAATGTTCAGGCCGAGGTATGTCCACCGTCAGAGAAGCCATGATATCCATCTGCAAAGGCCTTGGGTTCAACGGAAAAGTCACCATCATAAGCTAACCATCATCACACACAACACAACAAATAGGAACACCATCATGACAATCCACAAAGAAACACTGACGAAAAGCATATCAATAGGTAACAATCTCACTCTTCAGGCTTGGGTTCTGCATTATCCCGGCCACCCACATAGGACATGGACTGAATACCGAATCACCAGCGAACATGATCTGCTTCACACCTCAAAGAATATTTTTGAGTCGCTCGAATACATAGGCGCAAAGGTCGATGGTCTTGAATGGCATGTGGGAGAACTGACCAGACAAAGAAACGAATACATTAAAAAATCGGTGCACTACTTCTCTGCTATCCAGAAATACAGCATGCTATTAGACGGCTACATCATCAACACAGAGGCAACAAAATGAAATTGGAAACATACCTCGGAGATTTTTCCCAACTAATCATGGACATTGAAAACGAAATCGTCAAGCCATGTGAAGACATGTCATGCGATGGGGATTGCAAGGGAGGTATTCACT